ATATAGGCTCATCTTTCTGACCTTCTCTACCTTCTTCAGCAATTTTTTCTAGTTCAGCGTTAGTGTCTATGCCTTTAAGTTGAAGAGCATCTCTAACCGCTTCCCCTGGGACATTTGCAACAAAATCTTCTCCATCATCTGTAGGAAGTGCTATTACAGCAGCGCCTGGAACCTCATTGCCTGGTTCTACAGATCGACGTAGCTCTTTTAACAAATCGTCTGTAGGAATTTCTTGTGCTAAGAAAACAGGGTTGTCTGAAAAACCTTCAGGAAGAACTGGATCAGGATTCTCTGCAGTTACTTCTTTCCATGCTGCAAATGGTTCTGGGCTAAGAGGGTTGTAGCCTTCTGGCATCTCAATCTCTTCATTTTTAGGCAAGTATGGAGTGTGATCTTTTGTTTCATTAAATTGTTCTAACTCTTTTTCACTAAGACCTTCTAGAAGTGGAGGAAGTGGAATTAAATCCATCTCTTTAGGATCAAATTTTGGTTCTTGAGTAGGAGGCTCTAGATCAGGATTTTGTTCTGTAACTTTTTTAAATGACTCAGCGAGTTCTGGAATATTGCCAGAAACAATCTCTGCCTTCTTTCTAAAATCATTTAATGCTTTTTCGTTGTTGTCAGCACCAAGTTTTTTATCGTAAATCTTTGCCAACTCCATAGGAGCATCCATGCCTGCTTCTTGTAGAGCAAAGAAAAGTGCTTCAGCAGGAACAAACTCATCTCCTTTGTTGAAAGGAAGAGCGCCTACCCCTAAAGCATTCTCTCCATCTTCTCCTGGAGAAACTGCTTGTTCTAATGCAGCAAGTATGTCTCTTTCATCTTGCTTCTGAGCAAGTTCAATAGGGTCATCTGTGAAATCTGTGCTTTCTTCATCTACGCGTCCTTGAATGTCGTACTCTGACTCTGGTCTAATTTTATATGCGCCAGCAGGATAGTTAAACTCGAAAGCACCTTTAGTTTCAACTGGAGCATCTGGTTGTTTAGGAAGATCTGCCTTCTTTTTGTTATCACCAGGGAAATCTCCAGCATCATTTATAACTTTTAGTTTTTCACCAAAACTTTTCCACTTTTGTTCTTGTTGCTTAGAAGGAGCGTCTACCATCGCTGAGGTCATATAATCATCTAATGCATCAGCAAATCCTTCTGGCTGAAGTTTTTCATCTAAAAAGAAACTAGCAATTTCATCAGCAGACATTGCATCAATTTTGTTTAAATCTTCTTCTTTATATCCATAAGCAGGAGCAAAGTTTTTAATTTCTTCACGAGCCTTTTGAGCATACTCTGTGGCTCTAGCATCTTTATCTCTATCTACATAAGCCCAGTTCTGATAAACCTTGTCTTCCAAAAGATTGTTTTTATCTTTTACTGAAATCTCACCTTGCTCTACAACTCTTGCTACAAAGTTATCTTGCTTGTATACATTCTCTAAATCCGCTGGCTCTGTGGCTCTACGCAACATATCTGCATTATTTTTTTCTTCAATATCCCAGCCTTCAGGAACATCGCGATCTAAAGCATCTACTCTGTCATCAGCATTCTTCTTTAACTCTGCTTTACGATTTGCAATGGCATTTTCTTTGTCTTTTTTCTCAGCCATAAGTTTTTCGTATGCATTAGGCCCTGGTCTGTCTTCAGCAGGAATTAAGCCTCGTCTAAAAGGTAGAGGCTCGGGGGCCATTTTTTCTTTAGAAGGTAATTTTGCTTTAAAATTAATAAACTGATCTTCTTTTCCTTCTAGTATGTCTTGAATATCTGCCCAGTTTTTACCATCATCAATTATCTCGGCGTTTTTAGCGTTTAATATATTATAATTTTTTGTTCCATCAGTGTCTTTGCTGATATAAACAACAAACTCTTTATTAGAGTCTACATATCTTTCAACAGGACCAACAGCGTTTTCATCTTTAAAACTCTCATCTTTTATCCAGCCGTTAGGGGCGTCAACAAAAACTAAATCTTTTTCATCTATAACTTCATCAGTTACGCTTGGAGTTATAGGTTCAGGAGAGTAACCGTCTGGGGTAGGTAGAACTGCTTTTATATATTCGCCCTTAGTAGGATTTACTTCAGCAATTTTTCCATCTGGAAACTCTACCTCTACATCTCTACTATTTTTAGCGTTGGCAACTACTCTTCCACTGATACTAAATATTTCTCCATTAAGACGACGAATAAGAGCGCGAATTCCTCCGCCTTGATAGGCAAACCTTCCTTTACGATCACGACGTTGGCGTCTAGCACGAGCACTACGTGACTCAGAAGAGTTCCCATCAGTTGCTGCAATTAAAGCCTCACCAGGAACCATTCCTTGAGGAAGTGAAAGTAGTATTGAAGTGTAGTAACGATGCTCTACAGATCCTGGTACAGATTCAAATGCTGAAGCAAGAACTGCTTTTGCTCTTTCATCTGTAATTCTTGGATCAGCGGCAAACCAACGAGAGCGTGCAACTCTTAATGCACTAGCAGTCATTGAATGCTCGCGAGTTGAACGTGGGTGAGAGATTGGTAATAAATCTGTATTAGTTGCGTAGAAGAAATCGCTCTTATTATGTTTAGCAAGTGATATGTAATTATTAAGTTCCTTCATCGCTAAGTGCTCGCGAAGAGATAGTGGTAATCCTTTACTCTCTTCTAGAGAACGCATAACTACAGAGAAGGCAGCTTTTTTAGTAATCTTTCTTGCAGTAGATGTCGAGAAGTTAGCATTGTCTACAATCGATAAAACTTTATCCCTTAAATCCACTGCTTGCTTAATAGCATTAACACGGCGACCCTCAGGAGTGATGGCATAACTAATTCTTCTTACTCTACTCATGCTTGATCCTCCTCTTCTAATACTGGAAGCAAATCTGCATCTAAACTACCTGCTCCAAGTGAGGCAAGCAGTGATGCTCTTAAGAATGGGTCTTCTCCGTTTTTAACTGCTCTCAACCAACTTGCTCTAATTGCAGGCTCTGCTTCATACCCATAACCTAGGTACTCAGTCATAGCAAAAATTGCATCTTCTACAGTTTCATAATCTTCTCTGTTCTTTAGTAGAACATTTAATTCTTGATCTATTACATATTCATCTAGCTCATCTTTTACTTGAGTTAAATCTTTACTACCTTCTACATTAACAACACCGTCAGGTATTACGGCAAATCTACATTTTCCTGTTGGCTCAACAGGGAGAGCAATGATTTTACAATCCGAACCCCCAGCATATAAAACGCAATTGGCGCAAGTAACACCAATAGAAGCAACTTCATTTTCCGCTGGCGGCGTGTAGCCTGCCCAGATACCTTCTTCGTCTTCATTAAATTTTCCATACTTCTGTGAGATTTCAATTAATGCGTTTGCTAAATCTTGTTCTTCAGGAACTAAACCTGCTGCAGTAATAGAGTTTGATTTTTTACTGCTACGGGGATGAGAAGATGGTAGCAAATCATTGTCTGACTTATAAGCAGCATTTGTTGGTCTACCAGATTTAAGTAGTTTAAGAAAAGCATTTACTCGTGCCATTGCCCACTGATTACGGTTCATACCAGGACGATGTGAAACAGAGAACGCTCCAGCACCGCGACGATAAACTGCTTTTAACATACCTAAAGTTGCTCTTCTTCCTTTAGGACTTTTTTCATTATGCTTAGATGCTTTTTCTTTAAGAGAATTTTCTACTGCTTTAGAGAAAACAACTTTACGAGAACCTGATGCAGATCCTTTTTTATTTTTACTAGAGCCTTTAATTTGATCTTTTTTAGGAGCAGGGGTCTGAGAGATTGTTCTTTTATTTTTTGCTGCAAACTCTGAATCATCTGAGGCATCAACAGGGACGCAGTTAGGAACCATCTTTCCATCTTTTTCTTTCATTCCAACTTGCTTATAGCCTTCCCAACAAGGGTCTCCTGCAGAAACAAGTGAAGTGACTACATTATCAAATGATGTATTAGACATTCTCTGTTCCATCAACTGCTTGTTGTAGTACTTGTTCTACCTCTGGTGGAAGAGGTGCAACAGAATTTTGTTGTTGTGTGTCTCTAACTGCACCCATCATTTCTGGAGCAACAGTGTTTAACATTGCCTCTGTTAACTCTGGACCAATTGAACCCTTTTCGGAAAGCATACGGATAGCAAGTTCATTTGGTGTTGGTGCATCCATAGATGAGAACCCGTGAGCACGGCGCCATGAGTCGTAAGAAATAGCACCACGATCAAATCCTGAGTCAGCATCGGCTGCTTTATCATTTCTAGTAGCAACTGCTGAAGGGTCATACCAAACAACAATTCGATCTACCTCTGATTCAGTAAATCCTTGTGCCTTAAGGTATGGACGTAAGTAAACAACTGTTAAAGCATCAGCAATTAATAGCATTAATGGTTCGATGTGTGCCTTATATAGTGACTCATCGATTTGAAGTGCGTTTGAATACTTAACATTTGCTAGACCAGTAACAACATCCTTAGGAACATCTAGTCCTTGAAGGATTCGCTCTAATACTCTGTCGGCGCGAGAAGCAAGTGCTGGATCAAATGAACGCTCAAACTTAAATTGTTTAATCCTGTCGCCAAGTTCAGCAGGACCGCGAATAATAAGTGGAACTACTGCGCTAGCAGACTCCTCATCACGAATAGGAGTTGTCATAGCGTCAATTAATTGCTCTTCAAACTCATCCTCTGCTTCTTCTGTAGTAAATCCTGGGTTTGCTTCGCTATCTGTGTCATATGGATAGTCTGGGTCGCCACCTGCTGCAACAGACAAACCATCTGGTAAATAAAGTGCACCAGCATTTAGGCGTGAACGTGCTGTAGCACGGAATGTTCTATTAAGAAGTAAAAGTTCTGCACAAAGATCTAGTAAGCCACGAAGAGATGAGTCTGCTTCATCTGAGTAACGAGGATGTGAACGCCAGATACGTCCTACGAATGCACTCTTAGAAAGTTTATTGGTGGATGCCATAGATCCGCCGATACTTTGTTCTCTACGACCGACAACATTAAATCCACCACGAGTGTCAGTCATAATCTCATCTACAGATTTAATATCCCAAGACTCTGGAATTCCTGAACCAACACGTTCTGGCATTTGA